CGAGATATTACTTTTAGAGTTCCAGACTACAATTGTTTTGCTTGTAATGATACTGGAATTGTTCATAATTCAGATGGTTATTTATCAAATGAACTGCCTGGATATAACCAAAATTACGATTTAGCTATTATCTGTTGGTGCAAAGCTGCTTATCCTCAGAGAAATGATGATGGTTCTATAGCAAAATCTGGATTTAGAGATGATTCTTCTAACATCTGTAACAATGTTGGAGTAGATATTCCAAAGGATAAAACTAGATTAATTCATAGTTTAAGAAAGGATTCTTGGGAATCTAGTTGTAAAGAATTAAATACAATTAGACAAGAAAATATGAAAGGAAATAAAACAGAACTTCCTAGTTATATACTAAAAGTTAAACAACAATTAACTAATACTAAAAGCATTTTAAATGACATCAGAGAGACAGAAACCAGTAATTAATTCTTTAAAAAAATTATTACTAAAAGCAGAAGTTACTGCAGCTGCTATCAGAGACAATGCTATTGAAGAAAGTATGCCAATTGATAAAGAATTGATATTATCAGTTCATAACCAATTAAAGTCAATTGACAAATCTTTAGATTATGCAGGAAAAATCGGAAAATTTGATCTCAATACAGGATCTAAACAAAGATCCAAAAAACGCACGACTAAGAACAGATCGATCTGCTAAATTAATTTCTGAATCTTTAGAAAAATTTGGTACTGGGCGTTCTATTGTTATAGATGAAAATAATACAATTATTGCAGGTAATGGCACTATAGAAGGTGCTAAAGCTGCTGGTTTAAAAAAAATTAAAGTAATAGAAACTTCTGGAGATGAAATTATTGCAGTTAAAAGAACTAATCTTACTGAAGATCAGAAAGTTGGTTTAGCTATTGCTGATAATAGATCTTCTGATTTATCAGACTGGGATAGGTCGGTTTTAGAAGAATTGACTATGGATTATGATTTGAAACCGTTTTTTGAAGAAGAAGATTTAGAAGAATTACTAGGTTCAGGTGAAATAAAAGATTTTGAAGGTTCTCGAGAACAGCTAGAAGAAGATTTTCAGAAGTTTGATTGCACTTGCCCTCGCTGTGGTTTTGAATTTAATAATAAAAAATGAATAAAAAAACTGGTGCCTGGTATCTTTCAGAATTAAAAGATATTAAAAAAAATAATTTAAATGTTTTTAGTTGTTTTCACTGTGGAGGTGGTTCAACTATGGGTTATAAATTAGCAGGTTTTAATGTTTTAGGCGGTGTAGAAATTGATAAAGAAATGATGGATATTTATAGAGCTAACCATAATCCTAAATATAGCTATATGATGGGAGTCCAGGAGTTTAATAAATTAGAAAATATACCAGAAGAATTAAAAAATTTAGACATTTTAGATGGTTCTCCGCCCTGTTCAACATTTAGCATGGCAGGCAAAAGAGAAAAAAAATGGGGAAAAGAATTTAAATTTAGAGAAGGTCAGAAATTTCAAAGATTAGATGATTTGTTTTTTCATTTTGTAGAAACTGCTAAACTACTTCAGCCAAAAATAGTAGTAGCAGAAAATGTAAAAGGACTTATAGCTGGTAATGCTAGAGGTTATGTAAAAGAAATATTTAATGATTTTAGAAAAGCAGGATATGAAACCCAGTTATTTTTATTTAATTCTGCTGCTATGGGCGTACCACAAAAAAGAGAAAGATGTTTTTTTATAGCACGTAGAAAAGATTTAAGTTTTAAACCGTTTAAACCTACTTTTAAAGAAAAACCTATTTCTTGTAAAACTGCTTTTGAAGGAATAAGTTCAGCTTCTTTTGTAAAACCTATTGGTCCTGCAGCTAGAGCTTTATGGCATAAAGTAAAGCCTGGACAAAGTTTATCTAAAGCACATAGCAAAGGATATTTTTTTAATTATGGTATGTTAAATCCTAACCAACCTTCGCCTACTATTCTTGCAAATTCTGGAATGACTCATTGGCAATCACCGCGTACTTTAAGTGCTGAAGAAAATAAAAGATTACAGACTTTTCCTGAAGATTTTAACTTTTTAAAAATTGACCCGCGCTATGTTATGGGTATGAGTGTTCCCCCTTTTATGACTCAACGTGTAGCATTAGAAATATATAATCACTGGTTCAAAACAGAAAATAATTAAATGGCAGCTTCTGAATCAAGCAAAATTGAAATAGATCTTAGAGTACAAAAGCTTTCTCGGATAATTGCTAGAGGTGGTAGAAGGTCAGATTGCTTAAGGTATGCTAGAGAAAACTGGGGGGTATCAGAAGCTACTGTAGATAATTATTTAAAAAAAGCTAGAGATGATATTAAAAAAGATTGGGATATTGAAAGACCTCAAATGATTGCTGATTTATTAGCTCAATGTTCTACTTTACAAATGGAAGCAAGAAACGCTGGACAATTTCATATTGCTCTTGGTGCTATAAATACAGCTGCAAAATTAGCTGATCTTTGTTCATGAGTTTTTTAGATACTGTTAAACAAGGTCATGTTTTAGCAGGAGATGGAATGTTTGAACTGCCTACTGCTAATGAAGTTATAAATAAAATTCAAAGCAAATTACTTCCTCATCAACAAAAATTTTGTGAAGATACAGAACATAGAAAATTAGCTTTAGTTTGTGGTTTTGGTGCAGGTAAAACTTATGCTTTAGTATCTAAATCTTTTATGCTTGCAGCTATGAATGTAGGCCATATTTCAGCTGTTTTTGAACCTACGTCTCCTATGCTCCGTGACATTTTAATGCGGACTATGAATGATTTATTAGAAGAATGGGAAATACCATATACATTTAGAGCTAGTCCACTTCCAGAATATGTTCTATCGTTTCAAGAAGGAACCCATACAATTTTACTTAGAACAATTCTTACTTATCAGCGTTTACGTGGCCAAAACCTTTGCGCTGTAGGCTTTGATGAAGCAGATACTGTTAATAAACGAGATGCAGAACAAGCTATGAACATGGCTCTAGCCAGATTAAGATCAGGTAATGTTCAGCAGTTTTATGCTACTACTACTCCAGAAGGTCATTCCTGGGCGTTTGAAACTTTTGAAAAAAATGCAAAAGAAGATACTAGATTAATAAAAGCTAAAACTAGCGATAATCCATATTTACCAGAAGGTTTTATTGATTCCTTGCTAGAAAACTATCCGCCCCAATTAATCCAGGCATATCTAAATGGAAACTTTACTAATCTAACTACAGGCGCTGTCTATTCTAGATTTGATCGGACTAAGCATGTAATAAATAAATTACACTTTGACCCAATACATGAAATTTTAAAAGTTGGAATTGACTTTAATGTTATGAATTGTAACTGCGTAATCGGAGTGCAGGAAGGAGAAAAATTATACATAATTGATGAAATTTCAAAACAAAAAGATACTGATGCTCTGGCGCAGGAATTACGCAGACGTTATCCTTCGAACAAAATATTAATTTATCCTGATGCTTCTGGCTCCGCAAGATCAACAATTAACGCTTCAAAAACAGATATTGCAATTCTTGAAAGTTATGGATTTACAAGCATGGCGCTCAGAAGTAATCCGCCCATCAAAGACAGAGTGGCTACAGTCCAGGCGATGTTGGAGAACTCCAAAGGACGGGTGCGTATGGAGATTCATGCCAGTTGCCGACGCTTAATTGAATGTTTAGAACTTCAAAGTTATGATGAAAGAACAGGCGACCCTGATAAACAAAATGGATATGACCACATGAATGATGCTTTAGGTTATCTTATTTATAGAGAATTTAATATGGTTTATTCTCGGGCAGGTGCCAGAACTGGTATTAGAATTTATTAGTAAGTGGTATTATGAGGAAAAACTGTGTATAGCACTCAATCAATTTATAATAATCCAGTTGCTCTAGCAGTTTCTGATGTAGATTCTCCTAATTCTGCCTATCAGCGTATGCTTGCCCATTGGGGGTTAATAGAAGATTTAAATGAAGGAACTTTTTCAATAAGATCACAGCATAGAAAATATTTATTTCAAGAACCGCGAGAAACCGATGATTCTTATGATGCTCGATTAGCTCGGAGTGTTTGCCCGCCTTATTACCAACGATTGGAAAGAATGTTAGCTGGTATGTTAACCAGAAAACCAATTAGATTAGATGATATTTCTGATTTAGTTAGACTTCAATTGTTTGATGTAGACCTTGAAGGAAATGATCTAAATGTATGGCTTTACAATACTACAAGAATAGCTATTAGATATGGTCATGTAGGAATTTTAGTAGATGCACCTAAAGAAGGAAATAAAACTAGGCCTTACTGGGTAACATATACACCGCGTGACATTTTAGGCTGGAGAACTGAAATTGTAGATGGCGCAAGGCAACTGACTCAATTAAGACTATTAGAAAAAGTAATAGAACCTAAAGGAAAATATGGAGAAAAAGTAATTCAACAGGTTAGAGTTTTAGAACCTGGTCGATACGAAATTCATAGAAAAAATAAAAAAAGTGAATATTCTTTATTTGATGAAGGAACTACTTCTTTAGATAAAATACCTTTTTCTGTTGCTTATGCTAATAGAACTGGTTTATTTGAATCACGCCCACCTTTAGCAGATATTGCAGAATTAAATTTAAAAGCATATCAAATTCAATCAGATTTAGATAATCAACTTCATATTTCATCTGTACCTATGCTTGCATTTTTTGGTTTTCCAGCAAGTGCAGAAGAAGTTTCTGCGGGACCTGGAGAAGCTTTATCTTTACCAAGTGAATCTGATGCTAAATATATAGAACCTACTGGTAATAGTTATAGCAGTCAGTTTGAAAGATTAAACCAGTTAGAAAAACAGATTAATGAACTTGGACTAGCAGCTGTTCTTGGTCAAAAATTATCTGCAGAAACGGCAGAATCTAAAAAAATTGATCGGAGTCAAGGCGATAGTACTATGCAGGTTATAGCCCAACAAATGCAGGATTTAATTGATAATTGTTTAAAATTTCATTCTGAATATCTAAATGAAAGTTCTTCTGGTAATAGTTTTGTTAATAGAGATTTCTTAGCTGCAAGATTAGAACCTCAGGAAATACAGGCTCTACTTGCTCTTTATACAGCTGGAACTATAAGCCAGAAAACATTGTTAGATCAATTATCTGAAAATGAAGTACTTGGAGATGATTTTAATGTAGAAGAAGAGTTAGAAAGCACGCAAAATGGTGGTCTAATAGATATGGAACCAACAGAGGAAGATAATTAATGTGTCTATTCCTGAGGTATTTTTTAGAGAAACAATTGATTTAAATCGGTTTAGTAATAAAGTTGCTAAAGAATATGCAATTACCTATAACAAAATAATAATTTCTGCTGCTAAACAGTTAAAACAGATAAATATTGCCCAGGCTAAAGCAGGTGAAGCAGTAATAGTAGCTCCACAGACAAGAAAAAGACTAAGAGCAATAATAAAACAAGCTAAGGATAGTCTTAATACCTGGTCAAAAGCATCTGCAAAAGATTTTAAGAGTCAATTACAGGGTGTGGCTTTGCTACAGCGTGATTTTATTGTAGATGAACTTAAAAAAGTAACTGCTTCAGGTAATATTCCAATTAATAGTGTTGCTGTTAGTCCAAAATATGCAGAATCAGTAATTTATACAGATCCTACGCAAGTTAATATTTTTACCAGTTCTAAATTTACCGAAGATGATTTTATAAATTTTGGTTCTGGTAAATTTGAATTAACTGCTAGACAAGGTGCTGCAATTACTTTACCGAATGGAGATACTGTAGAAAAAGCATTTAGAGGAATAGCAGTAGGTCAACAGCAGAAACTAGCTTTAGCTATAAGATCTGGAGTATTTTCTGGTCAAACAACTCAACAGATAGCAAGAAGATTAGTAGGAAAATTAGAATTTGAATCTGCTCGAAGTATGGGTAAACAGACAGTAAAACGTTTAGCAAGTCGTGGCGGTGAAAGTATTAAATTAGCTAACTATCAAGTTCAGACTATAGTTAGAACATCTGTTAATCAGGTTAGAAACGAAGCTAGTCAGGCTGTTTATGCTGCTAATAAAAAAGTAGCTCCTAAATATGAATATGTAGCTACATTAGATTCTAGAACAAGCCCTATCTGTCAAAGATTAGATGGTAGAGAATTTGCATATAACAAAGGTCCAACTCCACCGCAGCATTTTAATTGCAGGTCTACAACAGTTCCAGTAGTAGATTTTGATGGATTGCAGAAAGATTATCCTGGACTAGAAAAACCGCCAGAAACTTTTTTAGATACCCGACCAAGTATTACAGGTAGAGTTCCGCAAAATCAGGCTTACGGTGACTGGCTTCTTAATCAAGATGAAGAATTACAGATTAAAACACTTGGAAGTTTAGACCGCGTACGTTTTTTTAGACGATTAGCAAGAAAAAAAGGCAGTACTGGACAAACTGCTATTAGACAATTAATAAGAAATGATGGAACTGAACTATCTTTAGAACAATTAGAAAAAAAATATGGAAAATTACGTAAACCTAAAGTTACTGCTGAATCTTTTATTAAAGATATTCCAGTTATAACAAAAGAAAAACCATTTACTTCTATAGCTACTGGAGTTTTTGATACTAAAAAAGCTGCAGAATATACAGCTAAGTTTGGCGGTACTGAAAAAATGATTTCAGATTCATTGACAAGTCTAGAAAGTGTTGGTGGTCTAACTGCTGCTAATAGTAAAAAAATGCGTGAATTTTT